AAATCTGACCTTCCTTTCTTTTTAACGGTTACGGTTACGGTTGATGTTCTTATTCTTATATTTTTACTTTTTTTATTTTATAATCTATGTATTGTTAAGTATTCTATATAAGAAAAGTTATGTGAAAGTGTAACAACCGTAACTTTACCGTAAAATCAACGCTTTAGAACCGTAACCCAAAGCGTAACCAACCGTAACTAAGTGAAACTTACATGGATAATGTTACCGTACTTATGGAAAATTATGCCATTTTTTGACCGTCCCTTTTTTCCTTGACAGTATATTTTGGTAGTGCAACTGTATCATGCAATTCTTCCATGATCTTATTTTTACCAATTTCATTCAACTTGGCAAACAGTTCAACCAGTTCATACGCACCTGAACCGTAACACTTTTCAAGCAGATCGCAAACCCGTTCTTTCTGCTCCAGTTCCTTCCTGTTTATTTCCATTGGTACATCATGTCCCATAAGCCAAGCAACATTGACATTCAAGGCTTGTGCCAATTTATACAGGGCATCTTGCATTGGTTCATATTTTCCGTTTTTGTACTGGCTGATTTGTGCCTTATCAAGTCCTGACCTTTCCGCAACATCAACCTGTCTTAGTCCTCTGATGTTCATTGCTTCAATGAAGCGGTGCTGAAATGTATCAGGCATTAGTGAACACCCCTTTCTTATATATTATTGTTCGCCCTTCATTATAAAGCAAAGTTAAGACTTTTTCAATCAAACTTGAAAAAAAGTTAAGAAAACTTAAAAATAAGTGTTGACATATCTTTCCACTGATGATAAGATAAAGCCAAGTTAAGAGTTCTTAACTTACAGAAACAAAGCAAGTAGGAAGGAACGGGTGAAGCGATAGGGCTACACGCAAGTGACATGGTGGTCAGGCTGCCGGATAGCAGACAGAACGTGTGAAGAATAAACATGACCCGTCAAAGTAGTTGAAGAAAACAGGAACGGTAGGGCAAGAAAGCAAAGTATTCAGAACTATTTGAAGAAAACTGAACAGGCTGAACCAATCAGCACTTTACCCCTAAAACAAGAAACCGTTAAGTGGAAGAATCAACCGCACGAGATGACACAGCACTTTGTTTCACAGGTCAGGAAGTTCCCCGACTTCCTGACTATTTCAAAAAGAACTGTTGCAGCAGTTCCGGGGAAAAGAACCAAGGAATAGGATTTCAGTTCTTTCAAAAAATTGTCTATTGTATGTTGGTCAACAGGTTTTGGTGGTTTTAATGTGAAACCCCGGCGGTTTGAACAACACCGTTCAAAAAGTTCAATGATGTGTAACAGGTTTTCAGATTTTAATGTGAAATCTGATAAAGGAAAGACACCCCTGATTGTACTAAGGTGTGCTGACAATAGACAACTTTTTGAAGGAACTGGGAAAGGAAATGGTAAGGCTATGAAGTATGCAATCTATGAAGGTAATCTTGATAGACTTGAAAAGAAGTTGAAGCGTATTTTTAATAAGTGCAAAGCATACGGTTGTGATTTCCACTATGAACAGACTGGTGAAGAGTTCAGAGAGTTGAAGGACGAAAAAGGAAACAAGTACACCGCCCGCTTTGTACTGGTGGAAGCGGAAGGAACAGCAGTCATAAATGACTGGGAATTTGTTGCTGAACTGGAACACACTGAAAAGGGTAATATTATAACAGGTGTTGCCGGGATTGAAGTACCTGAAAGATACTATACAACCACACCTGTGTGTGAACACTGCAACAGTAAGAGATACCGCAAAAACACATACATTGTCAGGAATAAGACAACGGGTGAGTTCAAACAGGTTGGAAAATCTTGTCTGAAAGATTTTACACATGGTATGAGTGCAGAAGCAGTCACACAATACATGAGTCTGTTTGATACTTTAATTGAAGGTGAAACACCTGAACCGGGATGTAGTTATCAGCGGTATGTTAATACAAAGGAATATCTTTCTTATGTTGCTGAAACAATCCGTCATTTTGGTTACACAAGATCATCTGATGAAGGTATCAGCACAGCAACAAGGGCATTAGATTTTTATGATGCAGCACATGGGCGGGCAATAACAAAAGAATACTTACAGGATTTACTTGATAAGATGCGGTCAGTGAACTTTGACATTGACAGTGATTTGACAGTAAAACTTGTGTCAGATGCCCTTGCTTGGGTGTCTGAACAGGAAGAAAACAGCAATTACATTCATAACTTAAAAACGGCTTGCAGTCTTGAATATGTCAAAGTGAATTTTGGCTTGTACGCTTCATTATTTCCGGCGTATGACAGGGGGTTAGAACGAACCGCAAAGAGAAAAGCAGTTCTTGACATAGAACAGTCATCAGAATATGTCGGTGAAATTTCTGACAGAATCACAGTAAAAGTTCAGTCTGTAAAGTGTGTAACAAGTTGGGAAACTGATTTCGGTGTCACCCACATATACAAAATCATAGGTGCAGATGGAAATGTTTATACATGGAAAACTGGAAAGTATATTGATGATACTGTTGATGAAATGTCAATCACTGGTACAGTAAAAGCACATACGGAGTTTAGAGGAATAAAACAAACTGAACTTACAAGATGCCGGGTTGCAGCATAGCACCCGGCACGGAAAGGGGAAACAATGAATAAGTTAAGAAGAAAGAACATTCGGGAAGTCATTGACAAATTAACAAGTTTGCAGAATGACTTGGAAAGTCTTGAATCTGATGTTGAAAGTATTCAGGATGAAGAAATTGAATACCGTGATAATATGCCGGAAAATTTACAGGGTTCAGAACGGTATGAACAAGCAGATAGTGCGTGTGATTCTTTGGAAACGGCAAGGGATGGTTTAGCTGATCTGAAAGACAGCATTGATGAAATCATTTCTTCACTGGAAGATGCAGCACAGTAGAAAGAAGGTGGTTATGTGAAGAAAATAGTTGCAGCATGGATTGAACAGATTCTTGAATTTCCAACCAAACTTGAATATCTTGCGTACATAGAAAGCCTGAAACAAGGCAAACCGCAGAAGTTCAAGGAAACATCATTTGAACAGTTGGAATCAGGGGTTGTTAGAATAACGATCAGGAAACAGTATAATAACAATGCGTTCCCTGATGATGAAAAGGAAGGTGAAGAAGGTGTTTGATTATTCAAAGTTAAGAGGAAAAATCAAGGAAGTGTTTGGAACACAGGCAAAGTTTGCTAAAGCAATGGGAATGTCAACCGTGACATTATCTGCAAAGCTGAACGGAACGGTTCAGTTCACTGCACCTGAAATGAACAAGGCGTGTGAAGTCCTTGGTGTTTCGGTGGAATTTATTCCACTATATTTTTTTACTGAAAAAGTTAAGACTTCTTAACTTAAAGAAAGGATAGGTGATAAATTATGAAATTCAGCGAAAAGTTGAAACAGGCTATGCAGCAGTTAGGAATCAATCAGGCACAGGTTGTCGGATTGACCGGGAAAAGTAAAGGGTCAATCAGTATGTACCTGAATGACAAAACAGTTCCGTCAGAACAGGTTCAGAGTGATATTGCAGTGTCACTTGGACTTGCACCTGATTATTTTGAACAAGAAGAAAACCCGGTGATCTTCAAACCGTCAAAGTGTGAAGATGGCATCCAAACCTTAACAATACATGAAGTTGCTAAGTTGATGCATAAACACACAAACACAATAGCACTTGGTTTACAACAGGGGGTTTTTCCTTGGGGGTATGCAATCCATACTTCTGAACACCGTTGGTCTTACTTCATCAATGCAAAGCGTTTTGCAGAAATTGAGGGGGTGACGGTCAGTGCCTAAGATTCAATACAAGGAAATAAATTTCAGGGGCAAAAGTCTTGAACTGATAAACCTTGTGAATCAGGTGGTTGAAGAATATCAGGCACAGGGATATGAACTGACACTTAGACAAGCATACTATCAGTTGGTTGCCCGTGGTTATATACCAAACAATGAACGCAGCTATAAGAATATAGGCAGTCTTATCAATGACGGCAGACTTGCCGGATTGATCGACTGGTACAGCATTACAGACAGAACCCGCAACCTTAGAAGCAATGGTCACTGGGACAATCCGGCAGATGTGATTGGTTCAGCAAGATATTCTTATATGCTTGATAAGTGGCAAGGTCAACCGAACTACGTTGAAGTATGGGTTGAAAAGGATGCCTTGGTTGATATTGTCGGACAGGCTTGCAGACCACTTGACACACCATATTTTTCATGTAGGGGTTATACATCACAGTCAGAAATGTGGAGTGCAGCACAACGGTTTATTCGACAGAGTGACCGGGAAAACCGTTTCATCATTCATTTAGGTGACCATGACCCAAGCGGTATTGATATGACAAGGGACATTCAGGAAAGGCTTTCAATGTTCGGTGCAGATGTTTATGTAAAGCGTGTTGCACTGACAATGAATCAGATTAGTACATATAACCCACCGCCGAACCCGGCAAAGATTACAGATTCCCGTTGTGGAAAGTACATTGCTGAATATGGTGATGAATCATGGGAATTGGATGCACTTGAACCACAGGTCATCACTGATCTGATAAATAATGAGGTCACGGCACTAAGAAATGATGAAATTTATCATGCAGTATGTGACCTTGAAGAAAAAGGAAAAGATGAACTTAGAATGATAGAACGCAACTATGACAAGGCTGTTGCATTTTTAGAAAGTGAGGAATAAGAAAATGGAAAATAATACCGTTCAGAATGTAGTGCATGGGTTCAAAGTGTTCAGACCTGATTGGACTTGTGATCCGACAGGTTACAACCCTAAACAGTACACTTGTCCCGGAAAATTTGAGGAAGAAGGGGAACTTGATGTTTGCGGTCATGGTATGCACTTCTGTCAGACTGCTGCTGACTGCTTCAATTATTACAGTTTCAATAGTGAAAATAAGGTTGCAGAAGTCATTGCATACGGTGAAGTGCTGACAGAAGGTGACAAGTCTTGCACTGATAAACTGGAAATCGTGCGTGAAATCCCGTGGGATGAAGTCTTGCGGATTGTCAACCTTGGAAAGAATTGCACGGGTCGCTGCAACACCGGGGACTGCAACACCGGGGACTGGAACACCGGGGACTGCAACACCGGGGACTGGAACAAATCTTCTTTCAATACTGGTTGTTTCAATACTGTTGAACAGAAAATCATGTTGTTTAATAAACCGTCAGATATGACCTATCGTGATTGGTATGAATCTGATGCAAGGTGGTTACTGAATCAGATACCAAAGGATGTTGTTGAATGGATTTATTCAGAAGATATGACGGATGAAGAAAAGGCAGAGCATCTGACACATGAAACAACAGGCGGTTACCTGAAAGTGCTTGATGAATCTGAATGTGGTCAGTTATGGTGGGGCAGCCTGTCAGACCGTCAGAAAAATATCATCAAGGCAATACCAAACTTTGATGCTGAAATCTTCTTCCAGTGTACGGGTATCAGGGTAGATGAATGATCTGCACTTCATGCCCCACCAAGAAGAAGCATTGAACAGGACTGAACAGTTCAACCGTTGTGCGTATTATCTTGATATGGGACTGGGTAAAACCTTTGTAGGTGCTGAAAAAATGTATTTGCTGAATAATTCGGTGAACTTGGTCATCTGTCAGAAGTCAAAGATAGATGACTGGGTGCAGCACTTCAAAGATTATTACCCAAGTGACCGGGTGATGAACCTGACCAAGAAAAGTGAAGCAATCAATTTCAGGACACTGGTTGACACCAAGGAATTATACAAAATGGATATTCAGATTGTTGGTGTCATCAATTATGAAACAGCGTTCCGGCGGGATTGGTTATTGAACTTACAGGGTTTTACCCTGATGCTTGATGAATCAAGCCTTATCACAAATGAAACCGCCAAGCGTTCAAAATTCATTCTGAAAATGAAACCTGAAAGCGTGATTTTGTTATCAGGAACACCAACAGCCGGGAAATATGAAAGGTTGTGGTCACAGGTGCAGTTGTTGGGGTGGAACATCACAAAGAAAGCCTTTTACAACAGTTATGTTGTGACAGAATGGGTTGAGAACGGGGACGGGTTCAAGCGTGAAGTTATCACCGGGTACAAGCACACGGAACATCTGAAAAAGAAACTTGCAAGTTATGGCTGCATCTTTATGAAAACAAGTGAAGTCCTTGAACTTCCTGAACAGACTGAACAGAAAATATTCTTTAAGTCCACACAGGCGTACAAGTATTTTACCAAGAACAGTTACCTGTTGTTTGATACGCTGAATTACTGCAAGTTTGATGATTCAGACAGTGAGAATGAAAACCCGTGTATTGAACTGGTCGGTGATAACAGCCTGACAAAAATGTTATATGCCCGGCAGTTATGCGGGCAATACCACAAAGAAAAATTGCAAGGCTTGCGGGACTTGGTTGAATCAACAGAAGATAGACTGATTGTGTTTTACAACTTCACCGCTGAACTGGATACAATGCAACGGGTGCTGAATGATCTGAACAGACCTTATTCCGTTGTAAACGGTCAGAAGAAAGACCTGACAGCATACGAAAATGCAGATGATTCAATCACATTCATTCAGTATCAGGCGGGTGCAATGGGTGGTAACTATCAGAAAGCAAACAAAATCATATATTACACACTGCCACTTGGCAAAGGGTCATGTGATTTGTGGGAGCAGTCAAAGAAGCGTATTCACCGCATAGGACAAGCCAAACCGTGCTTTTACTATTACTTACTGGTGAAAGGTACGGTTGAAGAAAAGAATCTTGCAGCATTAAAAGAAGGGAAGGAATTGACAGATGAACTTTTCAAAGATACTTAACTGGATATTTGGAATCATGGCGTTCATTGGTGTGTTCCTGATTATTGGTGCAGTTGGTGCATCTGATTATGCGGTTGAAATGGGAATATATGAACCACTTACCGCACACCTGAAAGAATACATCTTTGGTGCGATTCTGATAATTCCCGGAATCATTTATTTGAAAATTACTGAAAGGGGTGATGAAAATTGAACTATTCAAAGAGCATGAGAAAGTCGGCAATGGTCAAAAGGGTCTTGATTCTGCTTGGTGCTGCACTTGGTATTGGTTTGGTGATTGGTAGTGTGTCAGGATATACCCTGAAAACTCATATAACAGCCAAGGACAAAGAGAAATCAACGGAACGCAGACTTGAACGGTCAAGCACAGAAACCCTTGTATATGGGGCGTATGATAACAGAACTTTCACACAGGAAATTTCCCTTGACTGGGGTGCGGGTGACTTGGACTTCACACCGCTTGACTGCAAGATGCCGGAAGAACAACAGGAATTTACATATTACCTTTGTACCGGGTACAACCTTGATTTTACCCTTGTCATGGCACTGATACAAAATGAAAGCAGTTTTGACCCGTCAGTTGTCAGTGCAACACATGATTATGGTTATATGCAGATCAATGAAATGAATCATCAGTGGTTGACTGATACCATTGGGGTTACGGATTTCACAGACCCTTATCAGAACATCAGGGCGGGTGTGTTCGTACTTAGAAAACTGTTTGAACGGTATCAAGATACCAACATGGTACTGATGGCGTACAACATGGGTGAAGATGCTGCCGCCCGGTTATGGGAAAAAGGCATTTATTCCACAGACTATACAGAAAAGATTCTGAATTATCAGATGCAGTTCAATGAACAGTTGGGCGGTGAGTAAATGGCAGCAGAAAAAAACTTTGAAAATAAGGTCAAGAAGTTCCTGAAGGACAAGGGTGCTTGGGTGCTGAAATACTGGGGTGGTGCAGCTTATACAAAAAGCGGTATTCCTGACCTGTTGGTTTGTTTCAACGGTTGGTTTTTAGGAATCGAACTGAAAGCACCAAAAGGCAGACCGTCAGACTTGCAGTTATACAATCTTAGACAGATTGAAAAGGCGGGCGGTATCGGCATCCTGTTATATCCAAAGGACTATGAACAATTCAAGGGATTTATTGAACACCTTGAACTGGGTGAATTACCCGTCAATTTATACGGTGTCTATCCATTCCTGACAGAATGGAATCACATAAAAAATAATTAAAGGAGTGAAAGAGCATGGCAGCAAAAAAGAAAGCAGATGCAGCGGTTGAAAATACCGCAGAAGTAACACAGGAAACAACTGAACAGGTTCAGGACACAGTTGAACAGATGACAGAGGACAACAAGAAGGAACTTGACAATAAGAAGTATGTGGTTGACCACTTACTTTCAACCAAGCGTGAGGGAATGGAAGATCTGATTGATTACATGGAACAGATCGGATTCTTTGAAGCACCTTGCAGCGGTGGAAATCACCTTGCTTGTCAGTTCGGACTTGTTCACCACAGCAGAAATGTAATGATGGCAGCAGAAAACATTGGTTATGCACTTCTTGGCAAAGTCAAGTATGCAGAAATACGTGATTCAGTCATCATTGCAGCAGCGTTACATGACCTTGGCAAGTGTGGTGATTATGGCAAGCAGATGTATGTGCCTAATATTTTGAAGTCAGGCAAGGCATCAGAAGCTAAGCCGTTCAAGCGTAACCCGGCACTTCTTCCACTTGACCATGCAACCCGCAGTATCAAGTTAGCAACCCTTTTCATTGACCTGACGGAAGATGAAGAATTTGCGATCAGATACCATGATGGTCTGTATGAATCAGCAAACTATGCAGTGAAGGGAAATGAAACCCCGTTATATTTGATTCTGCACTATGCTGATTTATGGTCAAGCAGAGTAACAGAAGGCAGCACAGATGAAGGAAGTGAAGAATAATGGATAAAAGAGATAAGAAAATCAGACAGTTAGAAGATGAACGCAATCAGCTGATGGCTGAAAATCAGGAATTGAAATATATCATCAATGATATTCAGTCAGTGAATGATATTATGCGTGAAGATATTGAAAAGGAATGTGCTGCTGAATGTGGTTGTATTGTAATTGAAGGAAGTCGCACCAGTGCAGCATATCAGGATTTAGTTGGTATTCTTCTTGCAAATAACTATTCTGTTGAAGTCATACCAATGGATGAACGCAGAAAGTTAAAAATCATCATCAAGGAAAGTGAGGTATAAGAGTATGGTAAATGAAAGACAGGGAAAAGTTTACAATCCCCGCCCGGTATATAACAGAAAGTTATTACGTTCAGTGATTCGTGCGGGAGTTCAGAAACAGTTTGGTCAGCATCATGTTTCTGCTAACATGGCGGGAAACTTTGAAAAAATCAGAAAGGAACAGGTGAAATAATATGGCACAGATGCTTTTGATTATGGGTGAATCAGGTACAGGAAAAAGTACCAGTATGAGAAATTGCGATCCGGCAACAACTGCCGTTGTGAACCCGGTTGGTAAGCCGTTACCGTTCAAGGGTAAGTTCACAATGCTGAACAGTGAGGTTGAATCACGCAAAATCTGCAAGTTTATGAAGGAACAGGTAGCAGCCGGGAAGAAGTTATTGGTTGTTGATGACTTCCAGTATATTCTTTCAGTTCCGTACATGAACCGTATTAAGGAAAACGGTTGGGATAAGTGGAATGATTTTGGTGCAAATTACTTTGAAATCATTGAGGTATGCAAGGAACTTCCTGATGATGTGGTGGTTGCTTATATGACCCACACAGAAACCCTTGAAAATGGTGTTACTACTATTAAGCTGATCGGAAAGTTACTTCGTGAGAAGATCACCATTGAAGGACTTTTCACCATTGTACTTAGAACAGGCGTAAATGAAGGAAAATATTATTTTTACACACAGAACAGTGGCAAGGACACCGTGAAGTCACCTATGGGAATGTTCCCGGCATACGCCATTGACAATGACCTGAATTATGTAGCCGATAAAATCCGCAACTTCTATGAAGTTGGTGAGTATAAGACAGATGCAGAAATGGGTCAGGCTGATGCACAGGCTGCATCCGATCTTGAAAAGCCGGATGCAAACGGCAGACGGGCAAGGGGTGGAAAAAAGACCACATCCACAGCAACACCACCTACCACAACAGAGGATGCAGCACCAAAGACAGGCAGAACCACCCGCAAGACACATGATGAAGTGGTGGCTGAAAATAATCAGAAAATGGCTGATTATATGGCAGAGCGTGACAAGGCTATTGATGCGGTTGCTGATGGGCGTGAAGAAATCCCGTTTGATGAAGCGTGTGCAGCAGCGGATTCTGTACCGCAGCCGGAACTTGAAACACCGCCAAGAAGAACCCGCAAGGAAAGAAAGTCTGCTGAACAGTCTGAACCTGTTCAGGACGGTAGAACAAACACTGATTCTGAATCTGTCACACTGGATGCAGACACATACTTCTATGTTCCGTCTGATGATAACTATGTGATGAAGCACAAGGGTGACACGGTTGACCTGATTGTTGACGGTGTTGAGGTTATGAAGGTCATCAGCAAGGAAGAATTTGGTGAAGGTGTGAAGCGTTTAGCACAGGCAGACAACCCTAAGCCGGAAAACCCTATTGACGGGGCAATGAACCCGCCGGAGAATGGCAGACGCACAAGAAGAAGTGCAGCACAGGCACAGCCTGATAATGCAGATACAACAGCGGATGAAACCCCGGCAGTAGATGAACAGCCGACTGGCAGAACCCGCAGAGTAAGAAAAACACGCTAAGAAAGTGAGGTAAAAGAACATGAACAATCCTTTTGGTTTACCTGATGAACTGTTTGGTGCAATCCTTGCATCAGCAATCACGGAAGGAATGAACACGGCAAACAACCGTTCAATGAAGAACCCGCACCCGGTAGCACCTAAACAGGATGTACCGCCGGAAGATGGTGCAACTGCTGCAAAGAAAATCTATGATTCCTATGTAAAAGCCGGGTTCAATGAGGTTCAGGCGTTTGAGTTGTTAAAGTTAGTATTAAGCAAATAAAGAAAGGTTAAAAGGTGAAAAATTATGGCTATTGATTTCAGTGCATTTGATGAAAAGGTTGATTTACAGGAATTACAGAATGAGGTGCAGAACGCACCTGATAATGATTTTGCTGATGTGCCGGATGGTACATATATCATTAGTATTGAGAAGATGGAAATTAAGTTGACCAAGGCACAGGATAAGTTGATGTTTGCAGTTCAGGCAAAGATCAAGGAAGGTGAACAGGCAAACCGCATGATCTTCTTCAACCGTGTTATTTCCGGCAACAGTTCCGCAAAGTGGACGGACGGACAGGCAATCAAGTCTGTATGCACTTGGGTGAACAAGCTGATTGCAGAAGATGACACACCTGTTGAGTTCGTAAACTATGCAGATTTTGCAGATCAGATTCTTGATGTGTTCCAGTCTATTCAGGGTGTGATTGAAGTTGAGGTTGATTATAAGGCAGATGCTTTCAACCCTATCACAATCAAGGAAGTTTTTGATTGCTAAAAAATTTTACTTGTAAAGTTAAGAAGTCTTAACTTAAAATGTTATCAGGCGGTGGTGGGGTTACACCTTCCACCGCTATTTTCAGAAAGGGTGAATGTAGTGATATTTTATGACTTTGAGGTTTTCAAGGAAGATTGGCTTGCTGTTTTCATTGATGTGACCAATAAAAAAGAATATGTGATAATCAATAACCCTGATGAATTAAAAGCCTTATATGAAGCTAATAGCAAGGATATATGGGTAGGTTATAACAACCGCCACTATGACCAGTACATTATGAAAGGTATTCTGTTGGGAATGAATCCCAAAAGAATCAATGACTGGATAATTGTTGAAAAAAAGGAAGGGTGGCAATTTTCATCAGCGTTCAACAAAGTTCCAATGATTAACTATGATGTTATGCCGAACCCCCCGGTTGGTTTGAAAACACTGGAAGGTTTTCTTGGCAGCAATATCAAGGAAACGGATGTTGATTTTAGAATAAACAGGAAATTAACCAAGGAAGAAATTGAAATGACGGTTTTCTACTGTCGGCATGATGTGGAAGAAACCATCAAAGTATTCCTTGAAAAAATAGATGAATTTAATGCAATGCACGGTATCATTCAGGCTTTCCCGGACATTGTGAACCTGTCTGATATAGGGGACAGTGAAGCAAGAATCACCGCAAAAGTGCTTGGTTGTTCCCGCAGATCATTTGAAGATGAATTTGATTTCTACTTCTTGCCGTGCTTGCAACTGAAAAAATATAAATATGTTCAGGACTGGTTTGAACAGAAAAGACAGGAAGCCTTGTCAATGGACTTGGCACACATGGATAAATACTCAAAACGTACATGGTACAAAGAACAGGGTCTTGAAACCGTAGTTGCGGGTATCCCTCATTCATTCGGTTTTGGCGGTGTTCATGGGGCAACAGCCACACCAATTCATAAGACCGGGCAACTGCTGCACGTTGATGTAAACAATTACTACCCGTCAATGCTGATTGCTTGGGGACTGGTTACAAGGGCAGCAACCAATGACAATTACCCGTTGGTGTATAACACACGAAAAGCCATGAAGGAAAAACAGATTGCTGCAAAAAACGCCGGAAACAAGAAAGAAGTCAAGCGGTGGAAGAAAGCACAGTTGCCATATAAGAAGATGCTGAACGCCTTGTCAGGTGCAATGAAGGACGAAACCAATGCAGCGTATGACCCAAGAAATAATAACTGTATGTGTATCAATGGTCAGTTGATGTTGCTTGACCTGATTGAACACCTTGAAGTTGTACCGGGATTTGAACTGATTCAGTCCAACACGGACGGTCTTATTATTTGGATTCCTGACACAGATGAAGCCTTTGAAATGGTGGATGATATTTGTTGGGAATGGGAACAGCGTTGTTCCACAGATCAGTGTTCAATTCTTCTTGAACTGGATAACATCAGTGAAATCTATCAGAAGGATGTGAACAATTACCTTTGGGTTGGTATTGACGGCGGTGTTGAAAGAATCGGTGCTTATGTGAAGGAACTTTCAGCGGTTGACAATGATCTGCCAATCCTGAATAAAGCACTGGTTGACTATATGGTCAAGAAAACCCCGGTTGAACAGACCATCAATCAGTGTGATGACCTGATTATGTTTCAGAAGATTGTCAAGTTATCAGACAAGTATGATTGGGTAGAACATGAGCATTGCACCCCGCTTGTCAGTCATATAGGCAAAAGAACAATCAAGACGGTATATGAATACCCTGACAAGGACAAATACACATATAAGTCATACAGGGTGTTTGCATCTAACGATCAGAAGGACGGAAGATTGCTGAAACGTAAACAGGTGAAAGCAAAGGGTGAAAAATTTGGTAATACACCTGACCACTGTTTCATTTTCAATGATTCAGTTGTTGGGGTAAAAACACCGCCTGAACTTGATAGGCAGTGGTACATAGATTTAGCAAAGAAACGCTTGAAACAATTTGGTGTTGTAGCGTAACACCGGGAAGGAAGGTTTTCATGGATTTAGAAATTAGATATGAAAATGGTTCAATGACAGTTCATCTTGAAGAATTTCTTTCAGAACGCAGAATTGCCAAGGTTAGGAAACTGCTGAAAGTTATCAGAAGCAGTTTCACACCTGAATGTGAACAGCAGATGAAAGAATTTATTCAGGAACAGACTGAACAGTTTGAACAAGTTCAGAAGGAACACAGTATTTACATTGAAGGGTACACGCAAAAGGTCAAGTATGCAGAACAGCAGATCAGGCAGACAAAGCACCGTATTTCACAGATTCAGACAGGTGTTAAAAACTCGCAGCTTCTCCGGGATTCACACAGGAAGAACACAAAAGTTTGGAAGGATCGCAATGCTGATGTAAAAAAGTACAGGGAACGCCTAAAAGAACCAAGGACAACTTTGAAGGAACAGAATGAAGAACTTAGGAACTTGAAAACACGGTTATGGAAAAGGCAAAAGGCTTTTGACTGCAATGTCAGAAACAAGGAGTTTTATAAAAAAGTGATGCAAGAAATCACTTAAAGGATGGTGATAAAAAATGACACTATACAAAGGTTATGTTGAAACCAAAGGCAAGGCAAGCATTGAAAAACTGAAAAACAGAACCTCATGGAAAACCTATGATGAAGTGAAGAACCTGAACGGGTTCGGCGGGGTTTTGGCTGATGACACTATCCTTATCGACATTGATGATTCTGACCAATCTGAAATTCTGATGAACATTGTGGAAGAACTGCAACTTGACTGTAAAGTTCTTTGTACCAGTAGGGGAAAACATTTTCTTTTCAAGAATCATACCATTGCAAGGAACAGGACACACGTTCAGTTGGCGGTTGGTCTTACTGCTGATATAAAAGTCGGCAGTAAGTTATCCTATGAGGTTATCAAGATTGATGGTGAAGAAAGATTTTGTGAATGGGACATTGAAGAAGGTGGAAAGTATCAGGAAGTTCCCAAGTGGTTGTTCCCGGTCAAGGCAACCGCAGACTTTGTTGATATGGATGCCGGGGACGGAAGGAATCAGGCACTTTTCAATTACATCCTGACCCTTACTGCAAATGATTTCACTGTTGAAGAAACCCGTGAGTGCATCCGCATCCTGAATAAGTTTGTTCTGAAACAACCGCTGTCAGATGATGAACTGGAAGTGATCTTGCGTGATGATGCTTTTCAGAAACCTGTTTTTTTCCTTGGCAGCACATTCTTGTTTGACAAATTTGCAGTGTTTATGAAGAACACAGCACACGTTATCAAAATCAACGGGCAGTTGCATATATACAAAGACGGTGTGTATTCCAATGGGTACAAAGAAATTGAATCAAACATGATTCAGCATATCCCAAACCTGAAAAAGATGCAACGCCGGGAAGTTCTTGACTACATGGAACTGATCGTTGATGAAAAAGAACAGTCAGATGCAAATTTGATTGCTTTCAACAACGGTGTATATGACCTTGTGACCGGGGAACTGAAACCATTCAGCACGGACATTGTTATTACTAACAAGATTCCTTGGGACTACAAGCCGGATGCCTATTCTGAACTGGCAGACAGTACACTAAACAAGTTAGCGTGTGGTGATGCAGCAATCAGGGCATTGTTGGAAGAATGTATTGGTTACTGCTTTTACAGAAGAAATGAGTTAGGCAAGGCGTTCATCCTGACAGGTGACAAGTCCAACGGTAAAAGTACATTTTTGGATTGTGTCAAAGCAATCCTTGGTGATCGGAACATTTCAGCACTTGACCTGAAAGAACTGGGGGACAGGTTCAATACTTCAATGATGTTCGGTAAACTGGCAAACATTGGTGATGATATTGGTGATGATTTCCTTCAAGGTTCACAGGTCAGTGTGTTCAAAAAAATAGTAACAGGTAACCGCATCAAGGCAGAGCGTAAAGGACAAGACCCGTTTGAGTTCAACCCGTTCATCAAGTTACTGTTTAGTGCCAATAATATTCCCCGTATGAAGGACAAGACCGGGGCGGTACTTAGGCGTTTGGTTATCATTCCATTCAATGCCACGTTCAGCAAGGATGACCCTGATTATAGACCATTCATCAAGTATGAATTGACACAACAGGACAGCATTGAATATCTTATCAGGCTTGGTGTGGAAGGACTAAAAAGGGTAGTCATCAATAATGGATTCAGTAAATCAGATAAGGTTCAGAATCAGTTGGATGAATATGAACAGGAAAACAACCCTATCCTTGCATTTATCAATGACACCGGGGTTGACATGATCGAAAATGAACCAACCAATGAGGTATACAAGCGGTATCAGGTATTTTGTGCAGACAACAGTATGCAGCCAATGTCAAATATCGTATTCAGTAAGCAGATCAACAAACGCCTTGACTTGGAAATTTCAGTTGTAAAACTGAACGGTCAGACAAGGCGTATTTTCAGAAGTAGAAAGGACGGTGATTGAAATGAATGAAGTTTTGTTCAGCAGTAACACAGATGACTGGGCTACACCACAGGACTTATTTGATGCACTGGATGCAGAATTTCATTTCACATTAGACCCGTGTTCAAGTGAACAGAATCATAAGTGTGACAGGTATTTCACTAAAGAAGATAACGGGTTATTGCATGATTGGGGGGGGGAATCTGTCTTTTGCAACCCGCCCTATGGTAAAGAAATGTATAAATGGGTTGAAAAATGCTATTTTGAGGGACGGAAAGAACACACAACTGTTGTTCTGTTGATTCCGGCAAGAACAGACACCAAGTATTTTCACGATTTTATTATACACAGGACAGAAATTCGATTCATAAAAGGTCGGTTGAAATTTGGGAACAGTAAAAATGCAGCACCTTTTCCTTCAATGTTGGTGATATTCAGGGGTGCAAAAGTTTGATAAGAAAGGAAGGTATCAATTAGTGAAAGGTGGAAGAAATCAGGAAGGATATGCAGACCCAACAGCAACTATTGCCGTTGGTAGAGTAGCAAAGGAAGAACGTGAACAGATTGAATGTGAAGCAGCAGACAAACGTGCCTATGATCTGATTAAGGTTTTGAAGTACATCATCAAAGGTGCAGGGTTTGAACTGACTGAACGTGTTCAGGTGAAAGATACCAAGACAGGAAGGGTTTACAGATGATTGAAAAAATAAAGAAATTCATCAGAATAATCACAATACTACTGATGACCGCCCTTGTCATATTTCTAATATACACAGTATTCAAGTATGAATGGAAAAACATACTTTGTTTTGTAAGTGTCATTACAGTGTTTCTTATTATCTGTTGGGCGTTTGATTGGTGAAAGGAAGGTGAATAATTATGGAAAATAAGATTTTGGAATTATTGGAACAAAAGGGCAGTGTATCAATGAATGATGATATTTTCCCGTTGGTGGAAAAAGAATTTGAAGGTCAGGTGATTGGTGCAGAACTTTATGAACTTGCACACCAATACATATTACAGTTGTTGTATGGGGTGCATACTGCCGGGGTTGACGTGATTGCTGTTCCTAAGTTTGCAGCGGGTCAGCAGTTCGGTCAGATGGTTGTTGCTGATATGATTTATACAAAGGTGAATGATGCACCGTATGATTTTATGCAGTAGTTACGCAATAGTTACGGTTGGTTACGGTTCACGGTTACGGTTAAAACCCTTGTAAATACTGGCGGTTACGGTTGGTTACGGTTAAAAGCAATTTTCTTATTATTTTTATTTATTGTATATTCTATACATCATAAAAAGTAAAAATATAGAGTATAAGGCGTGAACCGTAACCGTAACTAACCGTAACCAGTAGGAAAATCAAGGCTTTCAGGGTGTTTTTAGTTTGATTTTATCCGTAACCGCAAGCGTAACCGGTAACCGGGAAAGGACAGGTAAAAGAATGAAAACATTATCCGCAAGGGAATATTTAGGACAGTTACAGGAACTTGATACTAATATCAATCAGGACTTAGAACGCCTTGATGATATGAAAACCAATGCTTGCAGCACGGGCGGTATTGATTATTCTGCTGAAAGAGTGCAGACAAGTCCGTCAGGTGACAGTTTATGCAAGGCAGTTACAAACTATGTTGATTTCAATGAACAGATAAACAGAGAAATTGACAAATTTTCAGATGCCAAGGAACAAATCATCAGGCAGATTAGAGGTCTGCACAATGCAAGGTATTCACAGGTGTTGTTCAAGGTGTATGTGCAGTTTAAGAGTTTGAAAGTTGCATCCAGTGAAATGGGTATGTCATATCAGTATGTCAGGAATCTTCACAAAAAGGCACTTACAAGATTTGAAGAAACCTATGATGATCTGCATTACCTAACTTAATGTATACTTACTGTCACTTGAAACAACAAAAAGAGCGTTTTACGATAGATTTTGTTGTTTCATGTATATTGTGTATTCTTGAAACTAATGATAGGATGTATCTTGACAAGATGGGAATTGTGAAGAAGCGGTTGTTTTTTCACAATTCTTTTTTGTTTATGCCGATATTTGCACCCTGAAATGTAATGTTTCAGGGATTTTTTATTGCAAAAATACATGAAAGGGGTGTTGTTTGATGGCAAAAACGGCAAAATTAACTGAAAAACAGCAGCGTTTTGTTGAAGAATACCTGATTGACCTGAACGCAACACAAGCAGCCATTCGTGCGGGTTATTCGGCAAAAACAGCAGATCAGCAAGGTTCAAGGATGTTGGCAAATGTCAAGGTTCAACAGGCAATAAGTGTTGCAATGGCAGAACGCAGCAAAAGAACAGGAATCAATCAGGACAGGGTTGTTTTAGAACTTGCCCGCATTGCTTTTGTGAAGATGACAGACCTTGTTGACAGTCACGGAAGAATAAAAGACGGTGCATCAGAAGATGACCTTGCTTGTATTGAATCCGTGAAGTACAAACAGTCTGAATCAGAAACCGGGTCAAGTGTTGAAAGGGAAGTGAAGATTTCACCAAAACTGAAAGCACTTGAATTACTTGGTAAGCATTTGGGTATGTGGAATGACAAGATTGATGTGAATATCACACAGCCTATTGTTATCACTGGTGAAGATGCCCTTGAAGATTAGGCGGTGATCGTCTATGGTCAAGAACAGAATATCTTCACAATATGTTTTTGGGTATCAGAAATTTATCCTGTACCCGGAAGATTACAAGACTACAAAGTCCGGCAAGAAGAAAGTGCTGCTGCCTGAACTGGTTGGTAAGGGTTACGGTACTTTTTGGCGTTGGAAAGGTAGATATAGGGTATGTAAGGGCAGCCGTGCATCCAAGAAATCAAAAACAACTGCCCTTTGGTACATCACCAATATGATGAAGTACCCACAGGCAAATACCCTTGTGGTCAGGAAAACATTCAGAACATTGAAAGATTCCTGTTTCACAGAATTGAAGTGGGCGATTCACCGCCTTGGCGTTGATGCCTTTTGGGAAATCAAAGAATCACCACTTGAAATGACCTATAAACCGACAGGTCAAAAGATTTATTTCAGGGGACTGGATGACCCCCTGAAAGTAACATCAATAACCGTTGACATTGGTTGTTTGTGTTGGATGTGGATTGAAGAAGCCTATGAGATCAGTTCAGAAGATGATTTCAATATGCTTGATGAATCAATCCGTGGTGCTGTCCCGGAAGGTTCAGGACTGTTCAAACAAATAACACTTACACTGAACCCGTGGAATGAACACCACTGGATAAAGAAGCGGTTTTTTGATACCCCTGATGATGAAGTCCTTGCAATGACCACCAATTACAAGTGCAATGAATGGTTGGATAAGGCAGACTTAAAAGTCTTTGAAACCATGCGGAAGCAGAACCCAAGGCGTTACAAAGTGGCGGGTCTTGGTGATTGGGGTATCGTGGACGGTCTTGTCTATGAAAATTGGGAAGAAAAAACGTTCAGCGTGGATGAAGTCAAGAAGATAAGCGGTGTCAAGTCTGTATTTGGTCTTGACTTCGGTTATACAAATGACCCTTCTGCACTGTTTTGTGGTTTTATTGACCAGTCAAGCAAGACTATTTGGGTCTTTGATGAAATGTATCAGCCGGGTATGAGTAATGAAGCCATTGCCGAACAGGTTCAGCGGATGGGATATGTGAAAGAGAAAATCACAGCCGATTCAGCAGAACCAAAGAGCATTGACCGCTTGCGTGAACTGGGTCTGAAAGGAATCAGGAAAGCAAGGAAGGGCAAGGACAGCATCAACAACGGCATTGACTTCATACAGGACTATCACATTATCATTCACCCAAGATGCGTGAATTTCATCACAGAAATTAGCAACTATCAATGGGACAAGGATGCCAAGACAGGCAAGAAACTGAACCGTCCTATTGATGACTTCAATCACCTGATGGATGCAATGCGTTATGCGGTTGAATCTATTGTGAAGGGTGATGCTTTCAGTTTTGACTAAGCAATTACCGGGTAGAATACACGGCATCAGCAACCGTTCTTTTTGGACGGTAGGAAACGGTTGTCAAATGCTTACTCCGGGGCGGTTGCAACAGGTGACCGCCTATGATGCCTGTATAACTACTTTTTGAATAAAAGAAACAAATTAGTAACAACAACCCTTGAAAATGCAGTGTTTTCAGGGGTTTTGATTTTATTATGCAATGAAAGGGGTGAATTGAACAGTGTTCAGTTCCTTTGTGGATGCGATAACGCTAAAACTTAGCAATTTCATACTGGAAGGGGCAAAGTCACACATGACCGACTTGGAATTTCTTGAAAAAGAAATCCTTGCTTGGAAATGTTCACCCCGTAGGATGATGCAGATTAAGGGATTTCTGTATTATGACGGTGACCATGATGTGATTCACCGCAAACGTACAATGATAGGTGAGGACGGCAAACTTGAAGTTGTTGAGAACTTACCAAACAACCGTATTGTTGATAACCAGTATGCAAAAATGGTGAATCAGAAAGCCAATTACCTGTTCGGCAAGCCGTTCACATTAAACGGTGACAATGAACAGTACGTTGAACTGCTGAAAAAGGTATTTGACAAGAAGTTCATGCGAACATTAAAGAGTGCGGGTAAAGCTGCATACAATGGCGGTATTGCTTGGTTATATCCTTACTACAATGACCGGGGTGAATTTGCTTTCAGGCTTTTCCCCGCTTATGAGATTTTGCCGTTTTGGAAAGATTCTGAACATACTGAACTGGATTTCTTCATCAGACTGTATGTGTCAGTTGCCTATGACGGCACACAACGGAAGTACATTGAAAAGGTTGAATTGTATGATCTGACTGGTGTTCACCTGTTCATACTGGACGGTTCAAAACTAATACCTGATGTTGTGAACAATGACACCGCTGATTTCCCGCACGTTACAATGACGGATGCAGCCGGAAACGTGCAAATGTTTAACTGGCAGCGTGTTCCCTTGATTCCATTGAAAGCCAATGAACAGGAAACACCGCTGATTAAAAGGGTCAAGTCCTTACAGGACGGTATCAATGTGATGCTGTCAGACTTTGAAAACAATATGCAAGAGGATGCAAGGAACACCATTTTGGTATTGAAGAACTATGACGGTACTAATTTGGGTGAATTTAGAAAGAACCTTGCAACCTATGGTGCAGTAAAAGTCAGATATGATGGTGATACCAAGGGCGGGGTTGAAACCCTTGAAATCACGGTCAATGCAGACAACTACAAGATTATTGTGGAAATCTTCAAGAAAGCACTGATTGAAAATGCAATGGGTTATGATGCCAAGGATGACAGACTTTCCGGCAATCCTAATCAGATGAACATTCAGTCAATGTATTCTGACATTGATACAGATGCCAATGATACGGAATCAGAAGCACAGGCAACAATGGATGATGTGCTTTGGTTCATTAACTGTCATCTTGCCAATACTGGACAGGGTGACTTTGAAGGTGAAGAAAATGGGGTTGATGTGGTATTCAACCGTGATATGCTGATGAATGAATCAGATATTATTGATAATTGTCAGAAGTCACAAGGAATCATTTCTGATGAAACTATCATCAGTATGCACCCTTGGGTGGATGACCCACAACTTGAAATGGAACGCCTGAAAAAACAGAAAGAAGAAGCACAGAAAGAAATGCTTGCACAGTATGACCCGTTTGGTACACAGAATGATGACCCTGACAATAAAGGTGACCCGTCACAGGGAAGTCAGGGCGGTGAAGTAGATGAATAACGGTGAATACTGGCAGAAGCGTTTTGAACTGCTTGAACAGACAGCACACCAACAGGGGGTTCAGTGTTATGCGGATATTGAAAAACAGTACCGACAGGCACAGAAAACCCTTGAAGGTCAGATTGCTGCATGGTATCAGCGTTTTGCATCTAACAACGGGGTAACCCTTGCAGAAGCAAAGCGGATGTTGAACGCAAAGGAACTTGCTGAACTGAAATGGGATGTAAACCAGTATATTCAGTACGGTCAGGAAAATGCAATCAATGGCACTTGGGTCAAGCAACTTGAAAATGCATCTGCAAGATTCCATATCAGCAGACTTGAAGCCTTGAAGTTGCAGACCCAACAGAGCATTGAAGTCATGTTTGGAAACCAACTTGACAGCATTGACAGCACAATGCGGAATGTTTACAAGTCCGGCTATTATCACACAGCCTATGAAATTCAGAAGGGTGTGGGTATTGGTTGGGACTTTTCCGCACTGGATGACAAGCAGATCAGCAAGGTCATCAATAAGCCTTGGGCGGTTGACGGCAAGAATTTCAGTGAAAGGATATGGGGCAACCGTCAGAAGTTGGTCAATGAACTGAACAACACCCTGACCCAAAACATCATCTTGGGAAAAGACCCACAAAAAGCCATTGATGAAATTGCCCGGAAGATGAACACTTCCAAGACCAACGCCGGGCGGTTGGTAATGACAGAAGAAGCCTTTTTCAGTTCCGCAGCACAGAAGGATTGTTTTGATGAACTTAATGTTGAACAATTTGAGATTGTGGCAACACTGGATTCCCACACTTCGGATATATGCCGGGGTATGGATGGCAAGCATTTCCCTATGTCTGAATGGAAGGTTGGTGTGACTGCACCGCCGTTTCATGTTCATTGCAGAAGTACCACAGTACCATATTTTGATGATGAATTTGATGCTGTTGGTGAACGTGCTGCAAGGGGTGCAGACGGTAAAACCTACTATGTACCCGCTGATATGACCTATGAACAATGGTCAAAGAAATTTGTAAAATCCGCACCGTTGGAAGATATAAGAACACCAGTTGATGTTGAATTTGATATGAATGTCAGTGGTTATAAAGGTGTTCAGGGTGGTTGCACCGTCAAGTCAGGCGGTGAGAAATACGGTCAGGAAGTGAAGATTGTTACCCTGAACAAACGCAATACAACTGAATGGGATGAATTACCCGCTGAAATGAAAGCACAACTGCAATATACATCAATGGGAAACAAACCGTTCAGTCTTGCAAAAGGTGATTATGAAGTTCAGCGGTATGTTGAAGGTTCAGCGGAAAATGCAGACCGTGATGAAATTGCAAAGGTACTTGGCGGTGATTATCTTGGATTTTCGTTTCAGAGAAAGAACAATCAACCGTTGTATATTGATTTTTACCAAAAAGGTGATGATGTTTTCTATTCCGTAGGTAAAGCACAGGTTGATAAGACCATCAAAGACAGTTCATTGAAACTGATTGATGAAGTTGCTACTGAAAGAGAAAAACTAATCATTGAAAATATCGGTGACAGTATGACAAAAGAATTGTCAGTCAGAAGCGGTGATGAATGGGTTTCAGCAATGAAAGAATTTCACCGTTCAATTCAGGCTGATGGTTTACCGACAATTTTATCTGATGCAGATTACAATGCAGTTCAGTCACCTGTTTTGTATCGTGGTATTGCACCACAATCAAAATTGAGAAGTGATATAACTACTACATCCACAACAAAGGAAATGGCTGATGAATTTTTCAAAGGTGATTCCCCGTTTCCTTCCCGTGGTGTTTATGGTGACGGTGTTGCTTATGCATCACCCGCTTATTCACAGATTGCAGTGAACTATGCAACTAACGGTGGAAAGCAGATGCACGGCGGTGTTATAATAGAATTTAAACTAAAGGCTGATGCAAAAGTCATAACCTATGAAGATGCACTTGAAATATTCAGGAAGATGACACAAAGGGGTGGAAGTAAGTTATTATTCAATCCAAAACAACAGAAAGCGGTCAATAAAGAAGTCGGCAAAGCAATGAACGCCTTGGGGTATGATGCAATCATCAAACACAATGGTGACAATACTGGTCAAGACTTTTATGTTATTCTGAATCGTGCGTCATTGGTTGCGAAAAATAAATACATCACCAAAACGCTATGATGAAAGGCGGTGGCACTTGTGAAGATGAATAAAAATGATTTCAATGCGGGTTCACCTTACAGTTGTTGGTTGAAGGAAGAATTGACTGGTGAGGTCACCAGTCATCTGTATGGGATGAAGAACCGGGGGTTGATTAAAAAGTACAAAGTATACGTTGATGATGAAACAGAATCAGTCATCATGGGAATCACCAAACTGGATGATTTACCTGATGGTTTGAAAAAAGTTGCAGTTGAGATTATCAGAACAGAACTGGATGAAAGTTTCAAAATCTGATTAGAAAGCACGGTCAAATAGCCGTGCTTTTTTCATACCTTAACAAGTTATCAATAGACCTGTAATAATTGCTATATGGCGGTTATATGAGGTCAGAAAGGGGGATAAAAGGCACATGAAAACGTACACAATGAGAAAGGCATGGTGATCCTGATTATCTCCCGGCTACTGGGTCAAGTAGCACATAGAAAAGGCATCCGGCAGCGGGTGTCTTTTTTCTTGCGGGTTGTCAAGCGTAAACCGAACAAAACCAATCAATCATGTGGGAGTAACCCCGTATAAAAACGTATTTGAAAGGATGGTATAGAAATGACAAGAAAACAGTTAGAGGATTTAGGACTTACCAAGGAACAGGCTGATTCAGTAATGAAAATCAATGGTGATGACATTGAGAACGCAAAGGGTACTGCTGCAACAGAGATTAAGAACTTGCAGACAGAGGTTGAAGGACTGAAAACACAGGTCGGTGACCGTGACAAGCAGTTAGAAACCCTGAAAGCATCTGCCGGGGACAATGCTGATCTGAAAAAGCAGATTGAGGACTTACAGACTGAAAATGCCACTGCCAAGGCAACCCATGAATCTGAACTGAACCAGTTGAAAATTGATTTTGCTGTTGAAAAAGCACTGACAGGTGCAAAGGCAAAGAACATCAAAGCGGTCAAAGCCTTACTTGAACTTGGAGAAGCCAAACTTGACAAGGACGGAAATGTCAAGGGACTGGATGAACAGATCGAGAAGTTAAGAAGTGGTGATGACACCAAGTTCCTGTTTGAAGCACAGAAGCAGCAGAAACAGCAGCAGAATTTCAAAGGTTTTCAGCCGGGAGCATCAGGGGAACAGAAACCGGGTGAGGGTGAAAAGGTCGATTTCTCAAAAATGAGTTATGACGAACTTACCGCTTACATGGAAGCAAACCCGGATGCACAGATTTAATTTGATGAAAGGAAGGTAATTGAAACATGGCAAAATTTGATGCTAAAAGTTTTAACGAAAAGGCGTTTGGTAAGTACATGAGTGCAATTCCGAACGTGAAACTGAACAAGTTGCGTGAATCCCGTGCAATCGTTGGTGATGCACGACTTCGTAACACATTTGTGAACAACTCACAGACTGGCACTGTTTACGCAGTGTTACCGTTCTTTGGTCTGCTTTCCGGCACACCACAGAACTATGACGGTGTTGACAATGTTACACCTGATAGAACTGACACCTTTGAACAGGGTGTATTCACTTATGGCAGAATGAACGGTTGGACAGAAGCAGATTTCAGTTATGATATAACTGGTGGTACTGACTTCATGGCAAACGTAAGAAGTCAGATCAATGACTACTGGAACAGTGTAGATCAGGATGTTATCCTTGCAATCTTAAAGGGTGTGTTTGGAATGAAAGATACTGGAACTGGTGACATTAAGAAGTCCAATGCAGCGTTTGTTGAAGCACATACTTATGATATTGCACAGGCGGGTGCTGAACACACCGATGACACCATGAAGATGGATGCAACCACCCTAAATAGTGCCATTCAGAAGGCTTGCGGTGACAACAAGCAGAAGTTCAAGTTAGTTTACTGTCACAGTGCAGTTGCTACTAACCTTGAAAACCTGAAACTGCTTGCATACTTAAAGTATACAGATGCACAGGGTATTGAACGTGATCTTGAAATGGGTACTTGGAACGGCAGACTGGTCATCATTGATGATTCTTTACCTACTAAGGTTGTTGAAGCTGTTGCAGAGGACACAGGCAAGGGAATCAAGGCACAGGATGCTTATACAGAGTACACAACTTATATCCTTGGTGAAGGTGCTATTGGATTTGAAGATGTGGGTGCAAAAGTGCCTTATGAAATGGTGCGTGATGCTAAGACAAGGGGCGGTGAGGACACACTTATTTCCCGTAAACGTCACGCTGTTTCTGTTTCAGGTGTTTCTTATCTCAAGGCAGATCAGAAAACCAATTCACCAACTAACACAGAGTTAGGGAACGGCAAGAACTGGTCACTGGTTGCATCTGATACCAAGACCATTGAACACAAGGCAGTACCTATTGCCCGTATCATTTCCCGTGGATAAGTTCTGATCTGAAAGGGTGGTTGCAATGTTTGATACTGATACAGTGAAAAAACGGTTGAAATCATTCGGTTATGAGGTCAAGGCAGATGATGAATTTGCCTTGACCTTTTGCGTTGAGAAAGTACGCAGCACAATCAAAAATGAAATCAACTGGAATGATGTGCCGGAAGGATTGGAACACATTGCCGTTGATATGGCGGTGGGTGAATTTCTTCTTTCCAAGAAAACCTTTGCACCTGATGACCTTACCGGGTTTGATTTAGAATATGCTGTCAAGCAGATTCAGACAGGGGACACCAACACGGTTTTTGTAACTGGTGAAGGTTCAATGACCCCTGAACAAAGACTGACTTCTTTCATCAATTACCTTTTATCCTATGGAAAGGCTGAATTTAATTCATTCAGGCGTATCAGATGGTAAAGCAGATTCAGGCAGCACAAAAGGCTGCAAGGAAAGCCATTGAAGCAACCTATTTTGGTACTTTGACGGTGACAGAACTGCAAAAGGTAAAAAATGAGAAGTCAAAACTTATGGAAGAATCAGAGGTTGTGGTCTTACAAGACCAACCGTGCAGATTATCTTTTGAAAAACTGCAAACAGCAATTCAGTCAGAATCAGCAGCAACGATCACACAAAGCACAAAGTTGTTTGTTTCCCCGGATGTAACCATCAAAGCGGGGTCAAAACTGACAGTAACACAGGACAATGTGACCACGGACTACACCCGCAGCGGTGTCCCTTCCACATATCCAACGCATCAGGAAATTACACTTGAACTGTTCAAGGAATATGCATAAATGGGTAGAATGGGAAGATTTGACTGCAAAGGTCTGAAAGATTTTCAGCAGCAGTTGGAAAAGTTGCAAAATCCTGATGACTTTGTGGAATCGTGTGCAAAAGAACTTGCTGCCCGGTTGCTTCGCATGGTGGTCAAAAGAACACCTGTCGGACAGTACCCGGCAAGTTCAGGAAAAAAGGGCGGTACATTAAGGCGTGGTTGGACTGGTGAAAAACGTGCATCAGCACAAGGGTATGCAAACAGCCTGACGGTGAACCATTTTGGTGACACCTATGTCATTGAAATTGTGAACCCGGTTGAATACGCATCCTATGTTGAGTACGGACACAGGACAGCCAATCATTCAGGATGGGTCAAAGGTCAGTTTATGATGACCATATCTGAACAGGAATTACAGAAAATTGCCCCAAAGGTACTTGAAAACAAAATCAAGAAATATTTAGGGGGACTTGGTAAATGATAAATTCAATAGTTGAAGCAATCAGTTGTTCCCTGAACAAAGAATTTGGGGATGATTATGAAATCCACAATGAAGAAATTAAGCAAGGTTTGAAAGAGCCTTGTTTTTTTATTGCTTGCTTGAACCCAAACAACAACCTTTTCCTTGGCAAACGGTATGAACGTACCAATCAGTTCTGCATCCAGTATTTCCCACAGTCTGCAAAGAAGCAGCGGGAATGTGCTGATGTGGCTGAAAGAATGTATGACTGTTTGGAGTATGTCACAACAGACGGTGATACCAAGCCAATCAGGGGTTCAAAAATGAATCATCAGGTGGTTGACGGTGTTCTGAATTTTTTTGTCAATTATGACTTTTTCACGGTCAAGACGGAAGATCAGACACCAATGGAAACTATGACGGCAAGCACGGATGTGAAGGAAGGTGGTTGATTATGGCAGCAAAAAAGACAACAACGGGAACTGCTACAAGGTCTGAACAGACTGAACCAATGTTCAGCAAGGAACAGATTCTTGCATCTGCCCGTTTTGCAAACAGAAGGGACTTGGTGGATGCCCTTCTTGATGAAGATAAAAGTTACACCATGAAAACTGTTGACAATTTAGTTGAAAAATACATGAAAGGACAGGTGAAATAGTATGGCTTTAGGTGGTGGTACATTTACCTCACAGAACAAAGAACTTCCCGGTGCTTATATCAACTTTGTATCGGCTGCATCCGCATCTGCTGCACTGTCTGATAGAGGTATTGCAACAATGCCCCTTGAACTTGACTGGGGTGTTGAAGGGGAAGTTTTTGAAGTAACCAATGAAGATTTTCAGAAGAACAGCCTGAAACTTTTTGGTTATGCCTTTGACAGTCCTAAGATGCTTGGTCTTAATGATCTGTTCATGGGTGCAAAGACCTTATACGCATATCGTTTGAACGGTGGTGGTGATAAGGCAGCGAACACATACGCAACTGCAAAGTATTGTGGTGTGCGTGGTAACGATTTGAAGATCGTGATTCAGAAAAATGCAGATGATGCAAGCAAGTATGATGTTACAACCTACTTCGGTACGGTCAAGGTTGACACACAGACAGTTGCTAAGGCTGCTGATCTTGTGGCAAACGATTATGTGACATTCAAGGCTGCTGATCTTGCTGTTACTGCCGGAACACCTTTAACTGGTGGTACAAACGGCACGGTTGACGGCACTGCACATCAGGCTTACTTGGATAAAATCGAATCATACACCTACAACACTATGGGCGTTGTGGTTACTGATGATGTTACCAAGAAGTTATATGTGGCTTTCAACAAGCGTTTGCGTGATGAACTGGGTATCAAGTTCCAGTTAGTTATTTATAAACTGGATGCTGATTATATGGGCGTTATCAGTGTGAAGAACAAGGTAACAGATGCCGGATGGTCAGAAGCAGCACTTGTGTATTGGGTAACTGGTGCAGAAAGCGGTTGTGCAGTCAATAAGTCTTGTCAGAACAAGAAATATGACGGCGGTTTCACTGTTGATACCAATTACACACAGAATGAGTTGAAAGCAGCAATCAAGGCGGGTGAGTTCACTTTCCATAAGGTCAACGGCGTTGTCCGTGTGCTTGAAGATATTAACTCTATGGTGACTACTTCGGACACTTGCGGGGATGTATTCAAGGACAATCAGACGATCAGAGTTATTGACCAGTTGGGAAATGATGATGCAGTTCTTTTCAACACTAAGTATCTTGGTGTTGTTCCAAACAATGCATCAGGCAGAACTTCCCTTTGGTCTGACTTGGTAAAAATCCGTACACAGTTACAGGAACTTGGTGCTATTGAAGGGTTCACTGATTCTGATGTTACGGTTGCACAGGGCGATTCCAAAAAGGCGGTTGTGATTACATCAGCAATCACCGTTGTGAACGCTATGGGTAAACTTTATGAAACGGTTACGGTTGCGTAAGAAAGGGGTGAAATAAAATGCCGAAGGTAACAATGAAAGCAAGGGACACTATTGCAGCAAAACTTGCTGAATGTTTTATCACAATCGGAAGTAGAAGATACAACTTCATGCAGATGATTGATATGGAAGCAAAGGTTGAGAAAACCAAGACTACTGTTCCCCGCCTTGGTGCAATCATGGCGGGTCATAAGTCATGTGGTATGGAAGGTACTTTTTCCGGCACGGCACACTATAACCAGTCAGTTCTTCGTCAGGCATTACTTGACTATAAGAACACTGGTGAGGATGTGTATTTTGAAATGCAGATCACCAATGATGACCCAACCAGTGATGCGGGCAGACAGACGATCATTTTCTATGACTGCAACACTGACGGCGGTGTGTTAGCAAAATTTGATGCTGACGGGGAATACCTTGATGAAGAGATTGAAGGAACATTTGAGGACTTTTCAATGCCTGAATCTTTTGCAAACCTCACGGGTTTTCTTACTAACTAAGTAACAGAACCCCTTGTGTGGCTTTTATATAAGGTCATATAAGGGGTTTTTTCTATTCTTTGATAAACAGAAGGGAGAACAACAAAATGTCAAAATTTAGTGCATTTATGAAAGCGAATAAAAAGGTAAAGGAAAATGAAAAGTTTGCACCTACTGCTTCACTTCTTGGTTCAGACGGAACACCTGTCAGATGGGAGTTCAGACATATCAGTTCCAAGGAGAATGAAGAACTTCGTGATGCAAACACCATTGAAGTTCAGGTGACAGGCAAGCCGAACTTATTCAGACCAAAACTGATTACTTCAAAGTACCTTATGGCAATGATCGTGAAGTCAACGGTGTTTCCTGACCTTTACGATAAAGAGTTACAGGACAGTTACGGTGTGATGACCCCGGAAGATTTAGTCTATGCAATGGTTGATGATGCCGGGGAAATGCAGGACTTCCAGTTATGGATGCAGAAGTTTCAGGGATTTACCAAGTCACTTGATGAAAAGGTTGATGAAGCAAAAAACTAATTGAAGAAGGGGACGGTGAAGCAAATTATGCTTACTATGCCCTTCTAAAACTTCACATTCTTCCATCAGTGTTCTTGGCTATGGATGAACAGGAAAAAGCCTTTGTGATTGCTTCAATCAAGTTGAAAGCAGAGCATGACAAGAAGGAAAAGAAAAAGGCAGAAGCAAGGGCAAAGAAAAAACACTAAGAAAGGACGGTGAAACAGGTGTCATCTATTCAGACAGGTATTGAACTTAATGACCAATTCAGCGGAGTGTTGAACAATATCATCAGTTCAGTGAACCTTGCCGTATCTGCAATGTATGATATGCAGCAGTCAATGAACGCTGACATTGATACAAGCAGTATTGAAGGGGCAAGGGATGAAATCAATCAGGCAACTGCTGCCATTGAAGCAATGAATCAGGCAGCAAGCCGACAGACCGCACCTGATATTGCACCGCCTGTTGTGGATGGTGGAAATCAAGAACCGATTTCTGTACCTGTTGACCCGGTACTTCCTGACCCTTTGGTTGAAAATCCTGAACCAATCAGACCTGAAATTCAGCCAAACGCACCGCCTGACCCTGAACCCGTAGAAATCCCGGTCACATGGAACACTGACGGGGTGGATGTGTTCACAGGAACAGGTGTTGAACGATTTCAGCAAGAAGTTCAGAGTGCAAACGATATGTTGAACACACTGAACACCACACAGGCAAGGATTTCACAGACCGCACAGGGAATGGATATACTGCCGGATGCAGCAGTTCAGGACATGAACACCATGCAACAGCGGTTATCTGCAATTCAGCAGCGGATTCAGCAGATTGAGAACAACCCGGTAAATGTTGGGGCAGATAATGCAAATGCAGAACTGGAACAGTTGCGTATGCAGTTGAATCAGGCTATTCAGGAACAAAATTCACTGAATCAGGCAATGCAGAACATGGATGTTTCTGCTGCCAATGATGCCTATTTGCGTTTGTCACAGACGGTTGGCAACACAGAAAGGTACATCCGTGACAATGTGGATGAACAGGGGCGTTTCAATCAAGAAATTTCAGCCGGAACACAACAGGCAAATGAACTGACCAACACCATCAAACGGGCAGTTGCAGCCTATGTCAGTATTCAGTCAGTTGGGAAAGCACTGAACATTTCAGACGAACTTGTTCAGACAACATCCCGTTTGAACATGATGAATGACGGGGTTCAGACAACTGCTGAACTTGTCAACATGGTATATGCAGCAGCACAGGATGCAAGGGGTTCATTCAGTCAGATGGCTGATGTTGTTGCCCGTTTCGGTAACAACGCAAAGGATGCGTTCAGCAGTTCAGAAGAAGTTGTTGCTTTTGCTGATCTGATTCAAAAACAGATGACGATTGCCGGGGCAAGTACCCAAGAAGCAGCAAATGCAGAATTGCAGTTATCACAGGCACTTGGTTCAGGTGTCCTTCGTGGTGATGAATTGAACAGTATCTTTGAACAAGCACCTAACCTGATTCAGAACATTGCAGACTATCTTGATGTTCCAATCGGTAAGATCAGAGAAATGGCAGCGGATGGGGAACTTTCCGCTGATGTAGTCAAGGCAGCAATCTTTTCTGCTGCTGATGACATTAACAGCAAATTCAATGAAATGCCTATGACTTGGGGGCAGATATGGCAGTCAATGCAAAACACCGCACTGATTGCATTTCAGCCTGTTCTTCAAAGACTGAACGATTTAGCCAATAGTGAAGCATTTCAGACTTTCATTCAGGGTGCTATTGAAGCAATGGCAACCCTTGCGAATATCCTTCTGAATGTGTTTGATTTGGCGGTGTCAATCGGTACTTTCATAGGTGATAACTGGTCAATCATTGCACCTATCGTATACGGCATTGTGGCAGCACTCACAGCATACATTGCTATTTCTGCAATCGTGGCAGCAATTAACGGTGTCATGGCAATAGCAGAAGGTGTCAAGGCTGCTGCTCAAATGATGGCAACAGGTGCAACATTCGCAGAAACCGCAGCACAGCAAGGTCTTAACGCTGCATTGATGGCTTGTCCTTTAACTTGGATTATCATGCTGATTCTTGCGTTGATCGTGGTTATTTTTGCCGTATGTAATGCGATTGCAAAGATGACAGGTATTGCAAATTCAGGGTTCGGTGTGATTACTGGTGGTGTGAACGTGGTGATTCAGTTCTTCAAGAACTTGGGTCTAACCGTGGCAAACATTGCCTTGGGTATTGGAAACGCCATTGCAGCACTTGCATCCAATATGATGACGGCATTTCACAATGCAATCTGTTCTGTTCAGTCATGGTTTTACAACCTGTTAAGCACGGCACTTTCAGTCATTGAAGGTATTTGTTCAGCACTGAATAAGTTACCGTTTGTTGAATTTGACTATTCAGGCATTTCATCCGCAGCAGATGACTATGCAGCCAAGGCAAGTGAAGCAGCCGGAAACAAAGAGGACTACACCAGTATTTCAGATGCGTTCAATGAAGGTTTCACAACCTTTGATGCGTTTCAGGACGGTTGGGCATCAGATGCTTTCAATGCGGGTGCAGCTTGGGGTGACGGTGTTGCTGACAAGGTTTCAAATTTCAGTTTATCGGATGTATTCGGTCAGACTGATATTCCTAATGTTGGTGACTACACATCAGGTTTCAATGATGCAATAGCAAATTCCGGCATTGGTGACGGTGTTGGAAGTATTGACGATAACACAGGTAAAATCAAAGATTCTTTGGATGTTACAGAAGAAGATTTGAAATACTTGCGTGACATTGCAGAACAAGAAGCCATTAACAGATTCACAACCGCAGAAATCAATGTTGATATGTCAGGTATGCAGAACACTGTGAACAGCGGTGATGACATTGACGGTTTTATGACCAAACTGACAGATTCAGTCAATGAAGCGGTAGACAATATGACGGAAGGGGTGCATGAATAAATGGCAAGAAGCGGATATGATATGTATTTTGACAAATGCCTTTTTCCTGTCACCCCTGAAAAAATCAGTATCAAAATCAATGGTAATAACAAAACGGTCAACCTGATAAATGAAGGTGAAATCAATATCCTGAAAAAAGCCGGGTTGACCGACATTGAATTTGAAGCAGAAATCCCGCAAGTAAAACATCCTTATGCGGTGTATAAGAATGGTTTCAAAGAAGCGGGATATTTCTTTGATATTTTTGAAGGGTTGAAAACAGGCAAAAAGACATTCCAGTTCATTGTGTGCAGAAAGACCCCGGTGGGGAAAAAACTGCTGAACACGAACATGAAGGTATCTTTGGAAGATTACAAAATTTCAGAGGATGCCAAGAACGGGTTTGACTTCAAAGTCAAGTTCAATCTGAAACAGTACCGGGACTATGGAACAAAGACAGTCAACATCAAAATTGCTGCATCCAAGCCAAAGGCAAGTGCAGAGCCTAAGCGGGAAACCAACAATTCACCCGCCCCGGCAGCAGCACAGACCTATACGGTTGTGCGTGGTGATTGTTTGTGGAACATTGCAAAACGGTTTTACGGCAGCGGTGCAAAATACACCGTGATCTACAACGCAAACAGGGGTGTCATTGGTGGCAACCCTAACTTAATTTATCCGGGACAGGTTTTGACCATTCCGGCAGCATAAGAAAGGGGTGTTGTTCAATGTACGTTGAACTACTGGTTGGGAATGAATCAGGAACAAAAGTATATCAGCCTGTTGTTCAGGAAGGTATTGAATGGTCAACAGAAAGAAAAAACACCCCCGGCAAACTGGTTTTCAAAGTCCTGTATGACAACATTCTTGATTTTTCAGAAGGTAGTCCAGTCAGGATGAAGGTGGACGGTGACAATGTATTCTTTGGTTTTGTGTTTAAGCATCAGAGAACCAAGGACAAAATCATTACTGTCACCGCCTACGATCAGTTGAGGTACTTAAAAAATAAAGATACCAAGGTCTATGAAGGAAAGACGGCAAACCAATTTGTGAAAATGATTGCAGATGATTATGCCCTGAACCTTGGCACACTGGATGATACCGGGTATGTCATTGAATCAAGGGTTGAAGAAAATACTTCACTGTTTGAAATGATAGCAAATGCCCTTGACCTGACACTGACCAATACCGGGGAAATGTATGTGTTATATGATGACTTTGGGAAACTTACCCTGAAAAGCCTGTCATCTATGTATGTGGGTATTCCGGGGGCGTACCTGATGATTGATGAAGAAACCGGGCAAAACTTTGACTATACTTCATCTATTGATGAAAACACATATAACAAAATCAAACTGACCTATGATAACAAGGACACAGGAAAGCGTGATGTTTACATCACACAGGATTCTTCCAACATTAACAAGTGGGGTATCTTACAGTATTTTGACACCTTGCAGAAAGGTGAAAACGGTCAGGCAAAAGCAGATGCCCTTTTAAAACTGTATAACAAAAAGACCCGTAACCTGAAAATTACCAACGCTTTAGGTGACAACAGAGTGCGGGCGGGTTCAATGGTTGTCATCAACCTTGATCTTGGTGATGTAAAACTGAAAAACTGGATGCTTGTTGAAAAATGCAAGCATACCTACAAGGAAGGTGAACATTGGATGGATTTGACACTTAGAGGGGGTGAATTTGTTGCCTGATGCAAATGAACTTGTTGATACCCTGAAAAGGGCAGCCGTTGAAGCGGTTGAAGCGGGGAAACCCGTAAATGTATATTTTGGTGAGGTCGTGAGTGCTTCACCTTTGAAAATCAATGTTGAACAGAAGATGATACTTGGTGAAAAACAGTTGATTCTTTCAAGAAATGTGACGGATTTCAGCACAATGGTAACAGTTGACTGGACTTCTGAAAGCAGTCTTTCCACCCACAACCACACTGTAAAAGGTGACAATGGCAGCGGTGGCAACATTGACTTGAACACGGGGTTAAAGAACCTTGCACATACTCACAAAATTACAGGAAAAAAGAAGATCATCATTCACAATGGCTTGGCGGTTGGTGATGAAGTTATCCTGATAAGACAGCAAGAAGGTCAACGCTTCATTGTTGTGGATAGGATAGGCAAATGATTCCTTCAACAGTTGGTTTTCTTGACCAAGATTTTGAAATTGAAACACAGCCAAGCCTAACTTATAAAATGGATTTAGACGGTGATTCAGTCAGGGGTCTTGTGGATGAACAGGATGCCATGAAGCAGATGATTTTCAGAACACTGCAAACAGAACGGTATCAGTACATCATATATCCGTGGTATTACGGCATTGAAACACTTGACCTGTACGGTGAACCTGTCACTTGGGTTTGCCCTGAATTAGAACGCAGAATCAGTGAAGCGTTAGCCGTTGATGCAAGAATCACAGGTGTGACCGACTTTGAATTTGACCTGACGGTCAAAGGTGTGGTTCATGCCTATTTTACCGTAAAAACAATTTACGGTGATATTAAAGCAGAGAAGGGGGTGAAGATTTAGAATGTATGAAGATCAGACTTATGACATTATCCTTGAAAGGATGATGAACCGGGTATCTGACAAAATTGACAAAAGACCGTCATCCCCTGTTTATGATCTGCATAGTTCAACCGCCATTGAATTTCAGATTTTATACATTGAGTTGGAATATCTGATAAAAAATTCATACGGTGATACTGCCGCAAGGGAATTTCTGATCTTGCTTGCAAAGGACAGGGGACTTTCACCTGAACCCGCAACCAAGGCAATCTTACAGGGTGAGTTCACACCAACAAACATTGATGTTACTGGAAAGCGTTTCAACATTGGTGAAATCAACTATGTTGTGACTGAACAGATCACACCGGGAACATACAAGGTTCAGTGTGAAACAGAAGGTGTTGTTGGCAATCAGTACCTTGGGGATATGATACCAATGGAATATATTGACGGGTTGCAGACGGCAAGCCTGACAAGCGTACTTATTCCCGGTGAAGATGAAGAAGATACAGAAGTTTTCAGGCAGCGTTATTTTGACAGTTTCAATGAACAGTCCTTTGGTGGTAATCATGCTGATTATATGGCAAAGGTCAAAGGCATTGAAGGTGTTGGATCATGTAAGGTCAAGCGTGTTTGGAATGGTGACATTAGACCCGCTGACATGATCGTCAGTACCGTGGTCAAGAACTGGTATGAATCAATCATTTCAACAGTTCCGGCAGCAGTCAAACCGTGGCTTGATGCCGTATATAATGCAGCCAAGGACAAAAAACTGACGGTTGGTGGTACTGTTCATGTAGTCATCACTGATTCTGATGATTATGGTGAAGCAAGTTCAACGCTTGTTCAATACGTTCAGCAGACACTTGACCCGGAAGAAAGTGTCGGGGAAGGTTACGGACTTGCACCAATCGGTCATGTAGTCAGTGTTGCAAGTGCATCACCTGTCAGTATTGAGGTCAAGACCACGGTAACCTTTGAAGAAGGTCACAACTGGTCAAATACCAAGGCAGCCATTGCAGAAGCGGTTGATGCGTACTTCTTGGAATTAAGAAAGAACTGGTCAGAAACATCACAAACCATTGTCAGGGTATCGCAGATTGAAAACCGCATCCTTGGCGTTGATGGCGTGGTAGATGTGACCGGGACAAAGCTGAACGGCACGGCAAGCAATATGACCTTGACAGAATTTTGTATACCAAAGTTAGGGGGTGTTTCTGCATGATAAGAGAAGTTGACCTTGTTTCATACTTACCGCCATTCATGCAGAGTTACAAAGAACCCGTTGCAGCACTTGAAGCGGAAAATCCTGAATTTAGCCTGATGTGGTCGGCAACTGACAGGTGTTTGCGTAACCGCTTCATTTCAACTGCTGATGAATATGGAATCAGCAGATTTGAAAAGATGCTGAAAATATACCCAACTGCTGATGATACCCTTGAATCAAGGCGTTCAAGGGTTCAAAGCAAGTGGTTCAACACAATCCCGTACACTTGGAAAGTGTTGCTTCAAAAGTTGCTTGTCCTTTGCGGTAACAGTGACTTTGAAGTGACTGGTGATTTCAAGACCGGGTACACACTGTATATTGACACTGACCTTGAATTATATGGTCAGGTGGAAGAACTGGAAAACATCATAAACACAATGATTCCTGAAAATCTTGTGGTTGTATCTAAGAACAGCATCCCTTGCAACATCAAAGGTGCTGTTCTTTTTGGTGGTGGCATCTGCTTCATCAATGAATTTATCATCACAAACGATTTCCGGGAAGTGTTTGATGTGAACGGTTCATCAGTCTTTGGTGGTGGAATCGTTCAGACTGAAATGCTGAACATCACAAATGACAGTCAGGAAACAGTGAGTGTTCAGGGTACAGTGAACTTTGGTGGTAAGGCAACAGACACCGCAATGGTAACCATTTCAACAGATTTTAATGAAACAATCCGGGCAGATATGGATGCAAAGGCAGCATCCGGCGTTGTTCAGGTAGACTTCATTGAGATAAAAACAACATAGAAAGGAATGATAAGATGGCAGAGTATTCAAAACTTTACATCACAAACAATGGTCAGGCACTTATGGCAAAGATGATTGCCGGGTCAGGAAACATTGATTTTACAAAAGTATGTTCTTCCAGTACCCAGTACACTGAAAGTCAGTTACAGGCATTGACCGCACTTAGCAACATCAAGCAGACAACCCTTGTTTCCAAGGTTACCCGCACAAATGAGGTTGCAATCAAAATTGATGCAGCATATTCCAATGTAGACCTGAAAGAAGGTTACTATATGCGTACACTTGGCTTATATGCCGTTGACCCTGACAAGGGTGAAATCCTGTATGCAGTCTGCATTGAAAAGTCAAATAACTGTTATATGCCACCATATAACGGTGTTACGGTATCGGCTGCATACTTACAGTTATATACCACAGTAGGCAACGCTGACAGCGTATCACTTGCAGTCAGTCCGGGTGCGTATGCAACGGTTGGTGACATTCAGGCACTTGAAAAAGAAATTGCTGATCTGAAAGCCTATGTTGGATATTCAGACGGTGACATTTATGGTGTTGAAGTGGACTTTGAAAACAAGAAGTTCACAAGACTTGCCGGGGCAGTAAACCGTTCAGCGGGTTCAGGGTTTGACGGAATCAATGCATTTGGTGGCAGAAAGCGTTGTAACCTTACCAATGACGGGCGTGTTGCTGCATATTATGGTGAAGCCGGATTTTCTACTACTGGAAAACTGACACAGGCGGTTGACCGTAACCCGGTAGGTACTGAATCACCTGATGAAAACCTGAAATTCAGTGCCGGGACAATCGTTCAGGTAATGGTTGAACAGCCAAAGTTTTATTACAAGGTTGTACCGCTTAAAACTGAAAAGAGAACCAAGGGGGCAATCACAAGAAAAATCAGATACTATGTATCAGATACACCAAAGGCGGGATTCAAACTTCATCCGGCGTTCATTGTAAATGGTCAGGAAAATGATGTTGCATATCTTGCAGCCTTTGAAGGTTCACTTTGGGATGCATCTGCATCAGCATACATTCTTGATGATTCACAGGTTGCTGACTTTGCTGCTGATATGTTATGCAGTATTGCCAATGCAAAACCGCTTTCAGGACTTACACAGAACGCAACCCGTGCCAATATCAGAAAACTTGCTGAAAAACGTGGTACTGGTTGGGAACAGGGTGTTGTTCAGACGGCATCCGCTTCACAGATGCTTATGCTGATTGAATATGCAACCTTCAACATGCAGTCTGTTATTGGTAACGGTGCAGTTTCAAAGACTGATGACGGTAAAACATCCATGACAGAAAATACAGGTGCAACAATCACCCTTGGTAACGCATCAGGTTCAGTTGTCAATGCCAATGGTATTCAGATTGTTTCATATCGTGGTGAAGAAAACTTTTGGGGTAACATTTGGTGGTGGATTGATGGAATCAATCACTATGCAAATGCAACCACAGGTGAATGTGACACCTATGTTGCAGATCATGGTTTTACTGATGACAGTAAGGCAGCACCTTATGAAGATACAGGAATGTGTGCAAAATATGGAAACGGTTATATTTCCGCTTTCTGTTATTCAGAAGATTTTGATTGGTTGTTCTTACCGGGTGAGTTCAACGGAAACACCGCCCTTCCTGTTGGTGATTATTGTTGGAATCAGAACGGTACTGGTTGGCGTGTCGCTAGATTGGGTGCTACTTGGGATTATGGCTTGAATGCCGGTGCTTTCTGTTGGAGTCTGTTTACTGCTTCTTCTCATCGTTATCGGACTGTCGGCGGTCGGTTGGTGTATCGAAAAAAGGTTGCAGCATAGCAGCATGACAGCATAACCACACTTTTTAGGTAATCAGGATGCTAAAGATGACGATTTTCAAGCAGAAAGACGATAAAAAGACAAAAAACCAATGTCACTAAATTAGGTGCTAATTGGAATAATGGCTTGAATACCAGTGCTTTCTATTGGAATCTGAATAATGCTTCTTCTAATCGTAATCGGAATATCAGCAGTCAGTTAGTAAATGCACAAATATCACTTGAAACACCCCGTCAGAAATGGCGGGGTGTTCTTATAAATCAATGTACTGAAAACTGATTACCGTGCCACTTGGCAAAACATCAAAATACATGGGCTGTATTAGTAGACCGTCACCTGACGGGTTGAAAGTTCGGTTCAGTGCATACAGAAGGGAACAGACAAGCGTGAAAAGGTATGGCAATCTTTATGAAAAAATCTGTTCAATGGATAACCTGTATCTTGCGTTTCAACACGCAAAGAAAGGCAAAGGATGGTACAAGGAAGTTCAGCAGATTGAGAAAAGACCATACTACTATTTGGCGGGTCTGCAATGGATGCTTCAAAACCATTTATACAAAACTTCGGAATATGCCACTTTTACGAAAAAGGACGGCAAGAAGGAACGGGAAATATACAAACTTCCATTCTTCCCTGACAGAATTGCACAATGGGCGGTTTTACAGGTGATTGAACCGCAGTTATTAGCTTATTTCACTGATGATACATACAGTGCAATACCAAACAAGGGTATTCATGCAGCATACAAGAAGTTACGGTTGGCGGTTGATACCGTGCCGGAAGAAATGATCTATTGCTTGAAAATAGACTGCAAGAAATTTTACCCTTCCATTGACCACGAAACACTAAAACAGAAGTTCAGACGGAAGTACAAAGACCCTGAACTGCTTGAACTGATTGATGAAGTAATTGATTCAATCAGCACTTGTCCGGCAACGGATGAAAACATTGAATTTTATCGGTCTTGTGGTAATGAAATCAAGATAGTGAAGATAAACGGCAAGGACTTCATTGAAGGTGTCGGTATTCCAATAGGGAATTACTTTTCACAGTATGACGGCAATTTCTTCCTATCAGGTTTTGACCACTGGATAAAAGAAGTTAAGCGGGTAAAGCACTATTACCGTTATATGGATGATATTTGTATTTTTGCAAGAACCAAAGAAGAACTGCATCAGTTACTTGCAGAAATCAATGAATACTTCATACAGAATTTGAAATTAAGAATAAAAGGGAACTATCAGATATTCCCTTCATTCATCCGGGGTATTGATTTTGTTGGGTACAGGATATTTTTGAACAGTACCCTGTTGAGAAAATCCACCTGTCAGGAAATGAAGCGGAAGATGACCAACATCAGGAAGAAAGTTGAAAACGGTCAGGAAATGAACTATTCAGAATGGTGTTCAATCAATTCCTATAAGGGTTGGTTGAAACATTGTGACAGTTCCCATTTATCAGATAAATATATTGTGCCTATTCAGCAATACGCTGATGATTATTATACAAACCATATCAAGGCAAAGAAAAAGAAGAAAGGAGGTAAAAAGCATGAAAGAGTACGGAAAAGTACGCAGTACAAAGCAGCCTGAACAGAAAGTCATTGATGACTATTCAGTTTGGGTTGCTGCAAACATCACCCCGGTCACAGAAGCCGGGACAGATGAACAGCCGGGGTTCACTGGTTATGAATATGACCTGACCCAGTACACCAAGGATGAATACATCAAAATGATTGATGACAGGAACACATCCTTGGAAGATCAGATGACACAGGCACAGGAAGCCATGTGTGAAATCTATGAAATGATGGCATAAGGAAGGGGTGAGAATATGGCAAATATTTATGCAGCACTTATCATTAAGGGTAAGAAGTCAATCAATGATGTTCCTGACAAGATCAGGGATGAAGTCAAACAGGTGCTTATTGATGAAGGACACCCGGAACTGGCAGAAGGTGGTAACTGATGTTGTTTCAGTTCATCATAAAAATTTTATTTAGAAAGGATGTGGAATCTATGGCAGTGATCTATGCAACCCTTATCATTAAGGGCAAGAAAACCTTTGCTGATGTACCTGAGAAAATCAAGGACAAAGTGAAGGAAGTTCTGATTGACCTTGATTGCCCTGAATTAGCAGAGTAATCAACAGACAAGGAAATTATCACAGGAACAAAAACAACCGCTATATGACCCTTATATGAGGTCACAAGCGGTTGTTTTTATGTTCAGAAAGGACAGAGAAAATGAAACAGACTATTTGCAGTGTATTAGGTGTGATTGGTTCAGCAATCGCATCTTTTTTTGGTGGTTGGGATGCGGGACTTGCAACCCTTCTGATTTTCATGGGACTTGATTATATTTCAGGTCTGATTGTTGCGGGGGTATTCAAGAACAGTCCCAAGACAGACACAGGTTCACTTGAAAGCAAGGCGGGGTGGAAAGGTCTTTGCAGAAAGTGCATGACCCTGATTTTTGTACTGGTTGCGTACCGCCTTGATCTTGTCATTGGCACAAATTACATCAGGGATGCGGTGATTATTGCGTTCATTGCCAATGAAACAATTTCCCTTGTGGAAAATGCGGGTCTTATGGGGTTACCACTCCCACCAGTTATCACCAAGGCTATTGATATTTTACAGAAAAAGACAGAAAGTGAGGGCAAATAATTATGGATAAGCAGACATTTATTTCACAGATTGCAGCCTATGTCATCAAGTATGCTGCACAGTATGGTATCAAGGTACACAGTCCAATCATTGCACAGGCAATTCTTGAAAGTGGTTGGGGGCAGTCAGGTCTTGCAGCCAAGTATCACAATTACTTCGGTTTGAAGTGTGGCAGTGCTTGGACTGGTAAGTCTGTAAACATGGCAACATCAGAGGAATACACACCGGGGGTTCACACGAACATTCGTGACAACTTCCGTGTGTTCGATTCTATGGAAGATGGTGTCAAGGGTTACTTTGATTTCATCAATTATTCAAGATATGCGAATCTTAAAGGCGTGACTGACCCACAGACTTATGTGGAGAACATCAAGGCAGACGGTTATGCAACATCAAGTACCTATGTCACAAACCTGATGCGTGTTATCAGGGACAACAACCTGACACAGTATGATGGTGCTGCACCACAGACACCTTCAAAGTCAGTGGATGAAGTTGCACAGGATGTTATCAACGGCAAGTATGGAAACGGTGCAGACCGTAAGGCAGCAGTTGAAGCAGCCGGGTACAACTATGATGAAGTTCAGGCAAAGGTCAATGAAATCTTGGGTGTAAGCACTGCACCAAAGAAATCTGTTGACGAGATTGCACAGGAAGTCATTGCCGGACAGTGGGGAAATGGTCAGGACAGAAAGAACGCACTTGAACAGGCGGGTTATTCTTATGACGAGGTTCAGAACAAGGTCAATGAACTTTGTGGGGCAACGCCTAAGAAATCCATTGATGAAATTGCAAGGGCGGTCATCCGTGGTGAGTATGGCAACGGTCAGGAAAGAAAAGACAAGATCACCGCAGAAGGTTATGATTATGCAGCAGTACAGGCAAGGGTCAATGACCTGATGTAA